CTTGATTACTCGCATCGGTACTCCTGTTGTTGTGTCAATATACACGGCTGTAACACCGTTGAACTCTCTATAGCGCAGGTATTTATCTATATTCTCTCTGCTATCTTTCATGATAATATTCATAACATCACCTCAATAACTTTGTTGTATCTCTGTGGAATACATCCTCCCCATATATTAGACTTGATCTCTGCCCCGTATCAAAATCAACAAGAATAGTATTCAAATCTTTGTTTATTGACACTATTCTACCTGTGGTATTAATTGGTATGCCCCCGATGGATGTTCTGTCCAACACAATAGGAGCATTCTGCGGATAGTGGCTTTGCAATATAGATTGCTCTAATCTTGTCATATCATTCACCATACTTCAGCGCTAAGACTAACCGTGATAACACAGCATGAGCGCCTAAACGCCCAAGCGATAAATCGTTAAGACAATCTAAGCACCGTTTATACCATACCCCATTGGAATGCATAAGACTGCGCACCATAAGGCTAATAGGTGTAGGTGTTTTATCAGGAAATTTTTCTAATTTCCATACAATATTTAATACGGGAGCATCCATCTGAATTAATCCGCAGGCATCTGCTATATATGTCAACTTCTCATTATCCATATCTGCAAGAATATCTATATCCGTCACAGACGATACACAAGACCACAACTTATTGTTGGAGATAATAGTGTCAATCTTATCAGGATACTTAGCCTTAGCATAACTAAGCAAGTCATCACGCACCATCGGGGATACACTTACAGTCACGCAACGACTAATGATTGTATCAGGGATTTGCCTGATATTACGACAAGTCACCACGATATACACGTTAGACTTAGGCTCCTCCAAGAATTTAAGTATTGCATAAGATACTCCTGTCACTCCAAGGTCTAAATTTTCTATGCAAAGCAATATCGGATTAGTTATGTCATTGCACAGATCCATAGCCTCTCTAATAGCATCCATCTTTGGCTCAATTCTCTGATAATCTGCTATATTTAGTTTGTCGGAGTATTGTTTAGATAAATAAGTCTTACCACACCCCTCGGGACCACTTATTAAGACTGAATGGCAATTAGCCTTAGCATACTCTGCAAGAGCATACAAAGCTGACTGCTGATTAAGCATCTTCATCACATCACTCCTTCCTGCGGAATTGGATTATACTGAAGCAGTAAAGCTATATACTGCAATCTATCATCTATGTTATATGATAGTGTATTTCGAGAAGTCTTCAGCTCATTATATATGTGACGAAACATATTGCACACAGACTGAATATCCCATAGCTTCACATATTGACTAAGATCCGACTTCTGACGAGGATATACAATAAGCTTTTCCAACTCTAACATGGCAGCCATCCATGTATAGTATATTTGGTTCTTATCAGATGTGTAGGCTTCAAGAAGATGCAGACAAGCATATAGATTTCTTGATGCGAACGCTTGCCGCAACTGTAACTCAGAAGATGACAAGGTGTCTCCTAATACATCAACCCATTCAGCCTCAGATATTCCAGATATTTCAGTATCTGTCAGTGTATTAATACCTAAGCACACATTATATGCACCCATGTAATCTGGATGTGATTTAACAATCTTAGATATGACCCCCGAAGATAGCTGTTTAAAATCTTCGCTAAGATACTGCTTAACAAATGTAGGATTAATTATATCGAACGATATTGTATTATCAGGAAAATACTTATTACATTTACTGATTGCTTTAGATGCTTCATATAAACACACAAGCGTACCTCTGATCCTGAGCTTCATAAACTGCTTTGCATACTTCTCAGACAAATTCGATATGAACTCATCATCGTACCTAACTATATAAAGTTTTGGTGGCAGGGGAAGTAATTGTTTTTTGTTGAAAATAGTCATGAACTCGGATACGGTAGGGACTTCTTGATATGCCTTATAATATGATTTAAGATGCTCGATGTATTTGAGCTTTATACCATACTCATCACCGCCAAATATATAGAAGCTTTTAGGGTTATCCCCTAAAATCTCTGTACCTGCGACCTGTATACTCAGCAACCATCCTCGCCTCCTACAATTAGTTCCTTGAAGCTTTCAAGCCTCATTAATAATAACGACTCAGAATGTAAAGAAATCGGGAGATAACTCCCCAAATCACTAAGTAATTTAGAAGCTTCGCTATGCTTGAATGTGAATTTTGTACCTGCTTCTTTTATATGGAAATCCACTTTATGCAAGCTGATACCTATGCATACACGCTTCGGAATCACAGCATAAGTGTTTTTCAACTCCTGTGTACCATCATCAATAAACAATACAGGTTTACGCATACACCCTTTTGCCTCCGTGGATATTTTTTTCCACACGGATTTGTTTATTGTCAACACATCCATAACCGATGTGTGGGTTTTACACTCAGCTAACCAATCACATGATTTTACATCGCCAGGCGTAAACGGTCTTGCCCCACTTGCAGAAACTGCCGACCACCCTAAGTAGTCGGCAATTTTAGTTTCCTGCATGGAGCTATAATGCTTAGTCGGCTTCTTCTCCATCGCTATCACTCTTTCCGCTTATATCATCGAGTATATACTTCTGTAACGCATCATAATATTCGGTGTCGCTGTTAAGATAGTTATATACGGCATCCATACCATGTACCTTTACGGGCTTGCCGTCGGGCGTTGTGATCAGCTCACCTGTTACAGGTGATACAAAGCTAAACCATCCTCCCGACTTGCGTATCAATGAGTAACTGTTTATAGCTAACTGAGCAAAGTCGAAGTCGGGTCTGATACCGCTATTGAACATGAGATAGTATGTACCTAACCTACGGTCATTCGGAGCGGTTTTTTGCTTGGTGACTTGCATCTCGATAATGCATCCCGACGGATTATCTGTATTATTGGGAAGTTCATTACCTAAGAAGTCTACATACTTACCTTTACGGAATCTTGCCATGAACGAAGGATAAAATTTAATAGACTTACCACCAGGAATATTTACGTCGTAAGGGTTAGCCAAGTTATCACGGATTTGATTTATCTCTACAAGCGTACATCCGTAGCGTGTAAGCAATGGGACGATGATAGGGTGAAATACTGCTAACAGACCAGCCAAAGCAGCTACAGTACGCTCTCCAATATTTTTTTCGAGGACAGTTTTAGGTGTTAGAGCTATAACGGAGTCTACAGCGACCATGCCTATCTCCCCTGTCTCTACGATTTCCCTTATAAATTGTAATATATCTTCAGCTACCACATTAGGGGGCTGAATAACATCTATATTGTTATCACTACCGTCAAAGATAAGTCCTAACAGCGCTGCCCACTTAGCATCGAATGCGTGTTCGATGTCAAGATATACTACTTTCTTGGGACCTCTTTCCTGTAGCTCTTCAATCCTGTCCTCTACAGATTTATCCCCTTCAGATAATCTCTGTCGCAAATTAGCTATCTCAGAAGCGAACTCCTCACGAAACTCCTTAGCAGCATTGGCACAAAGGTCTAATACTGTAGTAGTTTTTCCCGAACCGAAATCGCCGTATAACACAGATATACGATTTCTTGGTATACCCCCATATGAGACCCAATTCAATAATGGACTTGTAAAGGGAATTTTCTCACCCTCGACCTCAGTCACAGAATTGACTAACGGCTTATCACACTTCCATGCTTTCTGTGCTTTCTTAATGATGTCTGCATAACTCATACTTGATCACTCCCGAAAATAGGTGTCTTATATGTAGGTATCTGTCCTACGGACACAGGCATAGACTGCTCTGTGTTCTTACGGCGATCCCACACTTTCTTAGCGCCCATGATTAATTCCTTAGAGAATGTTATCTCTCTTGTAACACGGTCAATTACTGCCTGATATACAGCCTGAATAGCATTAGGCTCTGCAAGCTGTAGTGCCGCCTCAGCTTTCTTCTGTGTGATAGTCTTCGCCTTAGATGCCTGAATAAGCTCGGTCTCCTGCTCTTTGCATCTAAGCCTTACTATCTCCAAAGCAACCTGAAGCTCTGATACTTTCTCCGACACATCGAATAATATCATCGGCAGATTTATCATGATCCAATTCAACTCATCATCGGTGATGGGTTTGGTCTCAGACTGAAGCCGTTTGAACATATTACGGACATCTTTAAAATACGAAGCAAACCGAGTATCATACTCATGCTGTATCCATTCGGTCACTCCGTTGATTTCTTCTTGATACAAATTCGTATTCACACGCATCATCCTTTCTTCTGAGGTAAACAGCATAACCGTGTCAGTGCTACTTCCTGCTGATAGTTTGTAGTTCTCAGCTCTTGTACAAGCGTAAGCAGAACATTAGCCAACCGCAGACACACAGTATAATGGTTCATGTTGTATTTAGATAGTTTATCTTTATAATGCGAAGGTATCATGGTCTTGCTTATATCCTGCATTACGATAAATTTTCCTACGTTGATAACAAATGAATGTAGATCCTCGAACCATCGTATAAAATTAGTTCCCGAATTATACACAGCATCAATAGTAGAAGCGATTGCATTGTTATCATGCTTGGCTACAGCAGATAATATACTGAAGAAATCATCATAATTAAATGACACTAACGCATCAGATACTGTCTCCGATGTAACATCATTACTATACGCCAAGAGTTTGTCCAATAAAGACAATGCATCACGCATACCGCCATTAGCAAGCTTTGCTATAAATGACACGCCGTCGGCATTATATGTATATGGCTTACCGTTGGAAATCTCCTGATCTAATACATATTTCAGTCTATCTTCTATACCCTTGAGACTTATTTTAGATAGTTGGAACTGCTGTACCCTCGATGTGATTGTCTTAGGTATCTTCTCAGGGTTAGTTGTACATAAACAGAATACCGACTTAGCTGGCGCAGCTTCTAAGGTACATAAAAGCGACTGCCATGCCTTATCAGACAAAGAGTGACATTCATCTACAATGATTGTCTTGTATTTACCCACTAAAGGAAATGATCGTGCCTGATCTATAACTTCACGAATATCATCCACACCACTATGAGATGCGGCATCGAGTTCTATCACATCACAATCATCCATATCGTCATTAAGCTTCTTAGACATCATTCGAGCCAACGTAGTTTTTCCACAGCCAGCAGGTCCTGTCAGCAGAAAATTTCGACACGATAATTCTTCTTGCTCACAGATGTTTCTCAAAATCTTTACGGTCAACCCCTGCTCAGTAACATCTTCCCATGATGTTGGTCTATAGTCATTAGCAAGAGACATATATAATCACCACTCTTTGCATTTTAATTTATACTCACAGTTTGAACACATATAGTCTCCATTAGGTAGCTTATCAGGCGCTATGTTTGCCACAACCATTTGTTGTACATACCGCATCTCTTGCTTTATTCGAGACATATCATCCTCGCTAATAGAGAACTCAAAGGATTTGACCTTGCCATACAATCTATCAATGTACAACGTAAGGACGTTGTGCAGATTGAGATATGTAGCATAGGTCTGTATCTGCTCTATATGATGAGGCTTAGTCTCGGTCAGACGAGACCAACTATCATATTCTGAGCTTTTAATCTCAAGCAGATAATATACCCCTCGGTACTTGATGATACCATCGCAAGCAAACCTCAAAGGCGGATCTTCAATATCTACACGGGTTTCATACCCATTATGAGATAAAGTATATTTATATGGTATCGGAAACTGTTTAAGATATACATCCACAGGGACCCAATCTTCGCCAAGGGCTTCGCTCAGTAACATTTGGATATGCTCATGCAAAGCTGTACCTACTGTTGCTGTGTGATCTAATATCAAATCAGGTTCACGCAGAACATCAGGTGTAGTGTTACGCAACCTAAACCATGATTTACGTTTACATCGCATTGATGATGGCGCAAATGTGCAAGAACTTGGTCTTGCACATTCAGCCTGTATCTTAGCCTTTAGAGCATCTTCATATGATGATACCAAGAAGCAACTGGCATCTGAGTTGAAGTTTGCCGTGGTTGGAGTTATTGGACGAAACATTATTCATCTGCCCCTGCAAGGACAGCCGTATACTCCCCTGTATGCACAATAATACCAACAACCTCGCCATCAAGAAGCCTTGGGCAAACCTCCAACTCGTTGTTCGGGCAATTAGATATAAGTGACTTCAGTTGCTGAGGCTTGAAAGATAATGAATATGAAGTATCTACGGTACCTTCGACAGCAATAGTGGCATTTACACGCTTATCCTTGAGGTGAATGCCCTCAGCGTTCACTGTCATTTCGATCTTAGGGTTTTTATCTATTGTAAGCAATGCAGACTGATTGAGAATAGTAATGATTTCACTACCGTCAACCTTTATTGGGTTTTCAACATTCATGATGCCGAGTATTGTTTCCGCATTATAATCACCGTTCTCCTCAGATTCGATAACAGGAGTAATCTGCGCACGATAGGTATAACTATCAGATGATATGTACAGTGCATAAGAATCGCCATCTCTGAGTATCTTTGTGTTCTCAGGAAGCGATGTAAATAAATTTATGATAGTATCCTTGATAAGACAGTCCATATCAAGCTGTCCAGATTTAGAGTGGGTAAAGATACTATTATTAAGATCGCCTACAAGAACATCCCCTGTTGCGCCTACCCATGCATATGTGTACACGGGCATCGCTACACTCTCTGCCTTAGCATACAGTTGATGCTCCTTGATATACTTCCATTTAGCTATGTCTAATACTGTAGCTGTGTTGAAGCTTTCCGCAGGTAATGTAGTAGGCTCTCGGAATGCACCGTCTTTGTCATCAGCAAGCTTAGGTAACGAGAATGAGGACTTACCTGATGTGACTACTAATGCCCCATCAGTGAACTCTAACTCTACCTGTGTGGTCTTGAGTGAGGTTATAAGCTGTTTGAATATCACTGCATCGACAAATGCTCTCGCAAATGCCGCTGTACCTACACCCATCAGCCTAACCTCGGAGAGAATAGAATTTGTCTCGGTGTTAAGCATCAGTTCTGTGTTTGTAGCCGTAAGCTCTACCATAATAGATTTATGGTCGAACTTGTTCACATTAGAATTAATGATAACAAGATTTGCCGCAGTAACAAGCGGCTTGGTTGATAACGAGAATTTCATAAAAACAACTTCCTTTCTGAGGGTGGTATATCACCACCCTCACATACTATAACGACTCAAATTGTTTGAAAATCATAGCATATCTATTGACAACATCTCACCTGTTTTCACAAGTGTGTCTATATGCTTGATGAACTGAGCATCAGTTGATAAGCCATATTTAGCCATATAATCAGCGTAAGCTTCCTTTAGCTCATCTGAAACCTTGCCGTTGATGCCCTTAGCAGCATTACCTATCGGCTTAGAGCCGTCTTCGTTCTTATACACAGGCATCACATAGCCCTGCTCAAACAAACAGCTCTGTAACCATTTGATATTGCTCTCAGACATTGTATCAAAATTGATTTCAGTAGGCACCTCAAATGATAGAATATCATCTACCGCCAAGCCATACCACCTGAATGTCATTTCAATGTCACAGCTTATCGCAAACGGCAAAAAGCTTCCTGCCTCTTCCATGCTACGCTTTAGTATCTTAGCGCCTTTATCTCTATACTCAAAAGGTACTTCGACAATAAGCTCATCATGAACAGGCAGTATTAACCTACCACCTATCTCAATCCACTCAGGATCATTTTCAAGACGAAGCATCGCCATCTTAGTCAACTCAGCGGCACTGCCTTGTACAACTGCGTTCCAACTTTCTCTTTCAGCCTCAGCAATCTTCTTGGAGTTATCAATGACCTTGATGTGATGTACATCAGATAACTCTCTGATTCGACGGTACACCTGCCCTTTATACTTGTATGACTTTAATTCCTTCAGCAGTGCATCCTGTATTCTCTGAGGGATACCATCATTGCCTTGGAAAGTCGCAGGGTTTAAAGGGTCTATATCGGGATTAATATATCCCTTTTCGGGTTTAAACTCATACTGAGGTAACTGAATGTTCGGAAAGTGTCTACGTCTGCCAAGAATAGTTTCAGTATAACCTTGGCGCTTAGTATTCATCTTACAGCTTGCAATTGCTTGCTTCAGCACAGGAAATCCCGTCATTACTGCATCGAATACTTTCTTTGCGGTAGCTGTTCGCTCCTCTTCGGATATAGACTTATCATCACCGAATATCTTTTCACCAAGCGACTTTGCTTCCATACCATAGTTTATCGTTTAGTCTGATATTTCTACCAGCACTGACTATATCATATCCCCGTCTTACAAGGGATTTTTGCGCTTCTGACGGTAACTCATCTTCCGTCATACAAATTAGTCGATTGATCTTTCCTTATATCTCCACCTGTAACCATATGCTTTACATGAAGTTTTATCACACACTACTCGAATCCTACCTGCACAAGTAGTATATTTGGATGATGATAAATTATTAGCTACTACCCATCTACCTGCATCCATCAAATTGTAAAACTCATTGATCACAGAACCATCGTCAGCAATCTGTAGCACAGGAGAACCTGAATTTGTCTCTCGGATTTTCTGTTTGGTGGTTATTGTATGGTGTTTCCCATAAAAAGGATTATCCTCACCAGTAAATCTACCCATGCGTGACTTGCTTAACGCAACTTTCCACTCAGGCATATATTCTCGCCCAAGGTTTATGCGACGTAATCTCTCATTACGTTCAGAGCTAAATTTACGCCCTGTATTAGCCTTGCGCATTCTACATATGTCGGCTTCGGTAAACGTGTAAGCCACAGTACCATCACCACCATGAGTCATATTATAGCCTTTTCCTGACAAATAATATGTACCAAACCACTCAATATAATACGCTTCTTTATATAGAGCTAATTCTTTTGGTATATTATCCTCTATAGGTTCAATAGTAAATTGGTTTTCACCATAGTCTCGGATAGCTGAATGAATCAAATAGGTAGACCCTTGCCGAGCCATAGATGCGTGTTCTAACCATCGTTTATGCAAGGTACGGGATGTCACGCCTATATACTTCATGCCATTTACAAGATTAGTGATCATATATACCATACACATAGACATACCTCCTTTCTAATAATATAAAGATATAAGGACTTGACACAGGATTACCTTTAACTTAATAGTAAGGCTCCCCTGTTAGCACATCACTTCATCGTCATTTCCTACGATTACTTATTACAGTGTGATGTACACCCCTGAGTAATAGGGTTCACAAAATTTTCACTCAGCAGTTATAATTGTAAGACTACCTACTGAGGGGGCATAAACACTTGGTCTACCCAATACCATAGGCTTGGCTCTTGTTCTGCGAAGTTTACCGTCAGGTTGATACTCATGAGTCTCAGGATGAAACTCTAAGCATTCTTCGTAAGGATAGCCGAAAGCTATGGAAGCTATGGTAGCATATATATCTCGACCATTCTTGAATGTGTCTATCATCAAGGGTTCGCCTGATATATATGCAGTAAGTTTTGGTTCTTGCTGCTATCTAAGTTAAATGTTCGCTAAACATTTCTCCCATCGCTGAGAGTGTCGGACTAACTCTTATATGCATACAACTGTTACCATTATATACATACCCGTATATTTCCATTTAATAGACTGACTATAAGCTAATATCACTTATATGCTAACCTGCTTAGGCTGTACTCTACTCACTTGGTTATCTCAATCTGCCTGCTGAATAGCATTTACATATTTCTATGAACGCAGATTTTTAGCTTTCGATAGTCTCTACACACGGTATATCCACTTCAAGCCTCTTATATATCTGTCATTCTTAGCAGAATCTTTAATCCTGTTACTTAAATGATTTGGATTTTTAACTATATAACCTTGTTCATACCACCACAAAGCCGCAGACTTCACACTATTAAACTCAGCAACTAAATTATTATCGGCATTTATACAATAAACTGCTTTATATTTAGCCTGATTAGCTGCTTCTTTATGAGCATCTGTCATCACAAATTGTTTCTGATATTCAAGTATAGCCTGCCGTCCTCTTTCGGTTGCATAAAAAGCTTTCTTGTTTTCAGATAACTTGCGTTTAGTATCTTCTGACACTTCATGGCTTTTACGATACTGCTTCATAGACTCACTGATCTTATGTCTTACAGCATCGGATTTCATAACTCTACTATGTTTATCAGCCACCACATCAGAGTACATGACATTTATAGTACCACCTTTAGCCATATTATACCCATGTTTAATTGTGTCATACTTACGAATATAATATTCTTCTAAATCATCCAACATCTGTTGATCCATCGCATAAGTCAATACACGAAATTCAAAATTATCCCAACCATACTTACGCATAGCTCTATATATGTGTGTATCTTTAGTATGCATAGCATTTCTATGATTCTTTATACGTTGCTCCAATGATTTAGTAGTCTGTCCCACATATTGCTTACCATTAATCATATTAGTAATCAGATATATAAGCATTAAATTTCACCTCTTTTCTTGATTGAATTTGGAATACCTTGCTCGATATTGACTTATCCACCAGAACCTTTGTGCATAAGTGTTCATCGACTTAGTACGGTTTTACTACAGCCAGCTCTTAACTGTAGTCGCTTGACATCATTACATATCCTGGCGAAGCTCTAAACATTCGTCGAATATCACCATTTTTGGAAGGGATATTCTGCATATTTGGCGTTCTTGACGAAAATCTGCCAGTATTGTGACAAATTATAGCATTTCCTACAAAGGAATGCGTATTTGGTACACTCAGATCATACACATCAGCTCTACGATGTTCGATAGATTTAACTTTCAGATAAAAGTAATCACCGACACGTTTACTATGCGGATGTTTCATAGGGGGTATATCATATACCACTTTAGATGTCTGAATAAATCCAATAGTATCTCGAAACAAAGCGTAGTTATCGGCATTAAAGTATAAGAGTGTAGATGAACCTCCTTTAAGCGGATGTCCTTTTTGCTTAGAGCATAATATACCTTGGCTTATCAGGTGTTGCTGTATCAAAGAAGCATCCTCATCATTAGCTACGGACAATAGGAAACGTGTATTGTTATCTCTAAGGACCACAGCACTATCGAGAGTCATACCCCTTATATATGAGTTGATTACATCGGTAGGAGACAACCATATAGCTTTAGGTATTCTCTTATTAGATGCTCCATGACAAAGTAACTTATCCATGCAACTTAAAGCCAAACAATTAATTGATGTATCTATCGCATCAGGTCGCTTCTTGTGCTTATCCACGGTTGGATGTACACCGAATAGTTTAGATGTGAGATAAATCACCCTATTTTGTACGTCAACATCTTTGTTACTGATCTTAATTCGATATGAATTTGGAGCAAAATAAGCACTTCCATCGGCATGATACATTCCTAAAAATTCGGCAAACTCGGCAGAAATATACATAGGTACAGTTACCGACTTAGCTCTCCTTGAAGTCTCTATAGGCACCAAGCCTGTGGGCTGAAGTCTTGCATCCTTATTACCTCTGTAGTTACAAGGTATCTTGACGTAATGACCTACTACAACATCTTCAAGTTTTACCCAATCTGCGGTATCGTAGCGTAACAAACCATTGCTGTGCGCAATAGGGACACATACTGTACAGATGATAGGATGATTAGGTGTACCTTCAATAGATAATCCACACTCGGTAGTCACCTTAATTGTAGGAGTGTCAGGGTAATATATAACATCCGTAGCATAATCGTATGAATTATTCATCGATATGATACTGAACGGTTCGGTTGGTATTAACTCCTTGGGTGTAGCTTCAGCCTTATGGCACAGATCCTTAGCTGTAAAATAACCGTCCCTTGTAGGAATGATAGTATCCCCCGTAACACAGTCAGCTCCAATAGACTTAAACTCACAATGTATTTTACCATCGGGAGCTTCTGCGGCTACCTTCGGTAATTTTCGCACAAACGTACTGATGAGCGTAACAAGACTTCGGTATTTCAGGATGTTCTTAATGATTGGAACATTGAAATTACCCAATATATCTTTATTGGTAGTACGCTTCTTGGTACCTGTATCGAGTTTAAGTAAGTCATAAACTAACCATTCAACATGAGGTCCGCTATTAGGATTGAAGTCATTTACCGAACCAAAAGGAGCTTTTACGGACGTATAATAATTAGGATTATCGATGATACCCTGTAGCTCACGCTGTAACTTGATTTCCTCTTCCTTCAGGATGTTGTTATACTTAGTTTTAAGCATATCAGCCACCGACTGTTCGAGGTACACACCTCTACGGTGCATCATCTGACAAACCTTGATAAGAGGATTTTCTATACCGAAGTACAAGTCTGATATTGCATCGAACTTATACTTTTTACATTTAGGATTATCCTTGTTCAAGTATTGCATCTGCCACTTGAATAGCTCAAAAGTATATCGAGCATCAGCAGCCGCATACAACTTAGCGATTTGCGGATCACAGTAAGGATACAACTCAGGAGAGAAGAAGTCATTAAACTTCATCTTATCGATAGTGCCTCTTACTAC